GTGAGCCAGATGGCATTAACGCCAAAACAGAAGATATTTGCAGATGAATACCTGATTGACCTTAATGCCACCAGGGCTTACAAGGTTGCGTATCCGAGCTGCAAGAAGGATGAGGCCGCGGCGGTCAACGGTAGTAAGCTGCTAAGAAATACTAAGGTTGCGGAATATATCCAGGAGCGCATGAAGGACCGGGAAAAGCGTACTGAGATTACCCAAGATTGGGTGCTGGAGGAGCTGCGGAAGATTGCCAGTGCAAACGGCACCGATTTTGCACATGTTGTGCGGGAGCCGGTTATCCGGAACAACTCTTATGTTGTGGATCCAGATACCGGTCAGATGCAGACAAGGGATGTGGTTCGAATAATCCCGACCGAAGAACTGCCAGAGGAGAAGCGGGCGGCTATCTCCGCAATCAAAGAAACTAAGTTTGGAATAAACGTGAAAACCTATGATAGGGTAAGAGCCCTGGAGCTCCTGGGGCGCCATCTGGGGATGTTTAAGGATAAGGTGGAGCTGTCCGGTGGCCTCGATATCGAAAAGACCAAACTGGATGACCTGCTCCAGCAGATGCGTGGCGGTGGCTAATGAGTGCGGAGAGATTGCTGCTGTCGGATAAGTACAAGGCGTTCCTGCGCTGTGACGCCCCGGTGGAGTTCCTGGAAGGTACCACGGCTGCCGGCAAGACTACAGTAGGGTTGTTTAAATTTATGCTCAAGGTAGCCGAATCGCCCAAAAAGCTGCACATCCTGGCTGCGGATGATACAGGCGCCGCTGAAAAAAACATCATCCAGAAGGACCTGGGCATCCTGGATGACTTCGGCGTACTGGTGGAGTACAAGGGCAACGGCGGCGGTGGATATGACATGCCTCACATCCTCTTCCACACATCCGGCGGCGATAAGATTATCTTTGTTGTCGGCTACGGCAACAAGCGCAAGTGGAAGGATGCACTGGGCGGCCAGTACGGATGCTTGTACATTGATGAGATTAACACGGCAGACATTGAGTTTGTGCGTGAGGCCGCCATGAGAAGCGATTACCTGATGGCCACGCTCAACCCGGATGACCCGGGCCTGGATGTGTATAAGGAGTATATCAACTGTTCCAGGCCACTGCCTGAGTGGGAAGATGAAACACCAAAAGAGATAATGGATGAATTACAGGAGGAACCAAAACCCGGCTGGGTGCATTGGTTCTTTTCTTTTGTCCATAACCTGGGCCTGAGTAAGGAGAAGCTGGACCAGATTATGACGAACACGCCCAAAGGAACGAAAATCTGGAAGAATAAGATTCAAGGCCTGCGTGGTAAGGCAACCGGCCTTATTTTCTCCAACTTTGAGCGGTCTAAGCATGTCATCACAGTCCAGCAGGCCAAGACACTGAAATTCAAGAAGTTCACAGCAGCCCTGGATACGTCCTATTCTAGCAAGTCCCCGGATACCATAGCCATGATATTTCAGGGGATTACGGATGACCGGAAGCTTGTCACTCTGGCTGAGAAGGTCTATAACAACGCCAAACTGGATGTCCCGCTGGCCCCCAGTGATACAGCGGTTAAGTTTGTGTCTTTCCTGGAGCAGTGCCGCAAGGACTGGGGTTTTGCCAAGGATGTGTATATAGACAATGCGGACCAGGCAACCATCACGGAGCTGCGTAAGTATAAACGGCTTAAAGGCTGTCTGTATAACTTCTGGGATGCATATAAACAGCTGGAAATCATTGACCGTATCAACCTGCAGCTGGGCTGGATACAACAGGGCTGTTACCTGGTGGTGGATACCTGCGTGGAACATCTATCCGAACTGGATCGGTACAGCTGGGATGACGAGAAGGACAAGCCGGAGGACCGAAATGACCATACCATTAATGCCAATCAGTATGCATGGATACCATACCGGAACCTGATTGGATTTGAGGAGGCTGAGAAGAAATGAGGTGGCTGAACAACATGAATGAGACTATCAAGCGGGGCATCCGCAGCTGGCTGAACGTGGTGCCGGCCAGCGGGAACTGCATCCAGATTAACGAGGTCCTGGACTTCGAGGCCAATGCCATCCGAAATCGCATCTGGTACCGTGGTGATGGTAACGAGCTGGAGCAGATGTATCAGCAGGCTCCAGAGTACGCTGACAAATACAAGTTCTGGGCCAGTAGGTGTACACCGGGTATGGAGATGCGCAAGATACATACCGGCCTGCCCGGGCTGATTATCCGTATCCTGTCGGCTATCGTCCTGAATGACATGAACGATTTTGATTTTGCAGGTAACGACCAGCAGCGGCAGCTGTGGGAGGACATTGCAAAGGATAATAAGTTCGCTCGTAAGCTGGAGAAGGCCTTGAAGGAGGTCCTGTACATCGGGGACGGCGCCTTCAAGGTCACGGTTGACACGACCGTCAGTGAGTATCCAATCCTGGAGTGGTATCCAGGAGAGCGGGTTGAGATTGTCCGGAACCGGGACCGGGTGAAGGAAGTTGTTTTCAAGACCCCCTACAAATCCGGGTATCAGCAGTATGTCCTGTATGAGCACTATGGATATGGCTACATCAAGAATGAGCTATGCAAGGGTGACACGCCGGTGCCCCTTAATGCCATCGATGCCACAAAGGGAATAAAAGATACGATGTTTGATGATACAGTCATGCTGGCCGTACCCTTGCAAGTCTATGAATCCACCAAATACGAGGGACGCGGTGGCAGCATTTTTGATGGTAAGCTGGACAGTTTTGATGCCTTTGACGAGGCCTGGTCCCAGTGGATGGATGCGCTGCGTGCTGGTCGGGCCAAGACGTACATACCGGACTGCCTGGTGCCACACGACCCGGAGACAGGGAAGGTCATCCGGCCGAACCCATTTGACGACCGATATTTTGCTTCTGATAATGATATGTCAGAGGATGCAGATAACAAGGTCAATGTGGTGCAGCCAACTATCCCCCACGATAGTTATCTGGCGTCCTATTGTACAGCTTTGGACCTGTGCCTGCAGGGCGTTATCAGCCCATCCACTCTGGGGATTGATGTCAAGAAGCTGGACAACGCCGAAGCGCAGCGCGAAAAGGAAAAAGCTACCCTGTACACCCGGAATGCTATTGTGGAGGCTCTGCAGGAGACTCTTCCGGAGCTGGTCAGCGCGGCAATCAACGCCTGCAATATCCTTCATGGTAAGGGGGTGGAGGAGGTCAAAGTGGATATCCCCTTCGGTGAGTACGCAAACCCATCCTTTGAGAGCCAGGTGGAGACCCTGGCCAAGGCTCGGCCTGGTGCCCCCATGATGAGTATTGAGGCCCAGGTAGAGGAGCTGTATGGGGACACCAAGGACGAGAAGTGGAAGCAGGAGGAGACAGCACGGCTGAAAGAGGAGCAGGGGATTGCGAAAGTGGAAGAACCCGGAATCAATACGGCTGCTGGCAGTTTTCGACTTAACATGAAGGGAGGAAAGCCAGATGAAGGTCAAGGTAATGAACCGTCTGTACCAGATGAGCCAGAAGGAGTACCAGGGGCTGCTGCAGGTGGCAAAGGAACAGGTGCCATTGGGAATCTACGCAATTGAGAAACAGGGGTATGCGGAGCTGCGCTGTGATAAGTGCAGCAGCGTGACCCAGCTTAAGGACCTGACCAGACAGTTCAAGGCGCAGGGATTCAGGGTACATGCCAACAAAGGTGGCCAACTGATGGAGGGTGGAGCTGATGGAGCGGAAGGGGCGCTGATGAGTGCGACATAATGAGTATGATATAGGTGCTGCCTTCCAGGCCATAGAGGATGAGCTTATAAAGTCTATGATACGGAACATGGACCGCCATCGCGCCGAGGAGACTAAGGAGGGTATTGAGTGGTCCATGTGGCAAACGGAACAGTTGAAGGCCCTGGAGAAGTATAAGAAGGATAACCAAAAGCGATACCGAAAGCAATTCCAGGACCTTAACAAGGAAATGGGTGAACTGATACGGATATCCAGGCAAAGAGGCAACATGCAGCAGGAAATCCAGATTCTGAATGCAATCCGCAAAGGATTTCCGGCCAGGAAAATCAACAAGGGAGCCACTGCAGAGTTCTTCCGGCTGAATGACCGTAAGCTGGAAGCGCTTATCAAGGCCACTACCAATGACATGGAGCGGGCTGAGACCGCAGTTCTCCGCATGGCTAACGACCAGTATCGGAAGGCCATTTTTAATGCCCAGGTATATGCCAATTCAGGCGCCGGTACCTATGAAAAAGCCGTGGATATGGCCACCAGGGATATGCTCTCACGGGGCCTTAACTGTGTGGAGTATGCCAATGGTGCCCGCCATACCCTATCAGATTATGCCGACATGGCCATCCGGACGGCCAGCAAGCGGGCGTATCTGCAAGGAGAAGGAGAGAAGCGTCAAGAATGGGGGATTACTACCGTGATTGTCAACAAGCGCGGGAACCCGTGTCCGAAGTGCCTGCCATTTGTCGGTAAGGTCCTGATTGACGACGTTTGGTCCGGCGGAAAGAAATCCGATGGGCCGTATCCTCTCATGAGTAAGGCCATTGCAGCCGGCCTGTACCATCCCAGATGTAAGGACAGCCACGCAACATACCTTCCTGGGATTTCCACAGCAGATGATACTTGGACGAGGGAGGAACTGGATGCCGTTGAACGGGCAAATCAGAAGGAGACAAAGCGGCAGTATGCAGAGCGTCAGGCTGAAAAGTTCAGGCGGCTGGTAGCTTATTCGCTGGACAAGGAAAATCAGGAACGGTATATGGCAAAGAGAGAAGAATGGGGAACTATTGCAAAAGATACAGAACCTGATATAATAAAGCCAATAGACACAGAAGAGGAAATACAGGTGCATCCAGTCGGAAAGATAGACAAAGAGGTATATAAGTGTATTACGGAAGACATAGTCACAGACGAAGTTATTATAACAGATGAGCGTATCGGACATATTAAAGAACGCCATCCCAATGATTACGAAAAATACTGTGAGTATTTGAAACTAATTGTGGAGGAACCGGACTATATTGTTGAAACAAAGAAACCCAACACAGCGTTAATCCTAAAAGAAATAAAGGAATCTAACGAACGGCAGTTTAAAACTGTGCTTAGATTGACAACATCAACGGATAATCCAGGATTTAAGAATTCCATCATAACATTTATGAAAATAGATGAAAAGGAATGGAATAGATTGCTTAGAAATAAGCTAATCCTTTACAAAAAGGAATAAAAATGATACAATGTGAGTAACATAAAAGAGAAGTTATCTGAGGTGGAAGATTTCGTACCCGTCCACACGCCGATGGTTTGACAGGGGAAACCCGAGAGATGCAGGAGCATGGTACGCCTGCCAGATAACTTCTTGATTATGTGAATTTATAGAATTTTAATACCACCAGTCAGTAATGGCTGGTGGTATTTTATTTGTTGCGATATCGCAACGGAAAGGAGCATAAATGAAGTACAGGAAAAAACCAGTGGTAATTGAGGCATTCCAGTGGACGGGAGGGCCGGAGCAGGAGGATGACCCTGAGTGGATTATCGAGGCAGTCAGGAATGGGAGTGCCTGGTTTGAAAACGAGGGAACCCCAGAAGTGAAATTCATGATTCGGACACTGGAAGGGGTACACGAAGCCAGTATCGGGGATTACATTATCCGTGGTATAGCTGGGGAGATATATCCATGTAAGCCGGATATCTTTCTTGCAACTTACGAGCCGGCAGTGACGAAAGTTTCCATGAATGTTACGGCACATCTGGATGAAGATGAAATCAAACATGAAACGGACGGGTTATAATTTGCGATAAGCACGCGGGATTATCCTGGGTGCTATTTTTACGCCCAAACACGAGCATGGCTTTAAACGGCTGCGTGGCCAGTGACACTGATGACAATGGATGAAACGAAAATCACAGGGTGACACCCTTAAAATGGAGGTATGGATTATGAAACGTATGAACTTACAGTTATTTGCTGAGCCCACGGGTGGAGCGGGAGGAACTGAGCCGCCAGCAGGAGGTCAGAACCAGCAGCAGACACAGACCCAAACGGGACAGCAGGCATCCCTTGCAATTGATTATGCCAAAATCCAGCAGATGCTGGAGGGAACCCTGGCAGCTAAGGAGGACACGGCCCTGAAAGCCTACTTCAAGCAGCAGGGGCTCAGCCAGGAAGAAGTAGAG